ACGAACTTTGTCATCATCTCTGGTGCAACCCTTACTGCTGCAGGCAATGGCACTTACGCTGCAACTGTGGCTAACGTGGCTTACAAGTTTGTCCGTCTTCAGGTGACTACTGCTGCGGCGTATTCGGCTGGTGCGTACACGATCTCTAACATCGGCGTTCAAGCCGTTAGCTAAGGACTACCATGACCACAGTAGCCTCTATTATCCAAAGTGCTCTCCGCGAAACTAACCTGCTGCCGTTGGGTACGTCCCCTTCGACTGCACAGACCACGGAAGCCTTCGGTCTCTTGTCGACTATTGTGGCGGGCGTGTTGGGGAATGAGGGCGGCGAACAGCTTCACCCATTCCCCCTCGGCCAGAATGACATTAACAGTCCTAGTGGATATCCCTGGTGGAGTAATGAGCTCCCCGGGAATATCTTCCTTCAGGTTAACACACGAATTATGTGTAACCTGACAGGTCCTGGTAATGTCAATCTTCACCCTAAGCCTCATGATGGTGCTCGTATGGGCATTGTCGACGTCAGTCATAACTTCAGTACCAACCCGCTGACAATCTACGGCAATGGTCGTAACATTGAAGGTGAGCCGGACATGACGTACATAACTGATGGTGAGGTCCGGGAATGGCTGTATCGAGAAGACCTAGGGAACTGGGTGGTGGTGACGCCTCTCGACCCGCTGGGGAATATGCCATGGCCTCCTGAGTTTGATGATATGTTTATCATTATGCTGGCTATGCGCCTCAACCCGCGTTATGGTCAGATCATGCACCCCGCTAGCATGGAAGCCCTCAAAGCTGCTATGCGTAAGTTCTCTGCTCGCTACGCTCAAGACAATATCCAGATGCCGTCGGAAGATGGTCTTCTGTATCTAACTAACTACTACCGCTTTTATGGTCGCTTTGCGAACCGTCAATACGGTGATCCTTCTGATTACTTTAACTCAGGATGGCCTTACTAATGAGACAACCTCGCACACCCAAAGTCTTCTGGCCTTCGTGGCGCTACGGACCCAATGGGGAAGCGGAGATTTTTCAATGTGAGTCTGATGTTCCTTACGGGTGGGTAGCTAAGCCCGGACAAGTATTTGTTCCGCCTGAGCTCCCACCCGTTTACGTTCAAGAAGAACTTGAAGAACAGCTCCGTGCTAAAGGGATCACTCCGCTGGGACACTGGTCTCATGCTTACATGAAAGAGTTGATTGATCAATGACATCCGTTCCTCTCGGTAAAGGCGCGTATAGGCGTGAATACGCTGGTGCCCCTGAAGTCCGTCTACTTAATCGTTGGCTTGAAGCTAACCCGACTAATCTCCGAGAGGGTACCAGTGTTCTTGGGCGTCCGGGCACTACACCTATTAAGACCCTAAACCCCGGAACTTGGACTGCAACCGGACCCATGCGAGGTCAGTACAGTCTCTCGGGTCTTTTTGACGACAGTCTATTTGTTGTCTGTGGTACCCAGCTCTATCGTATCAATAAAGATATGACTGTCACTACGATCTCTGGGGTTATTAATGGCACTGGCCACCCCGAGATTGCGTGGCAAAAGGGTGCTGGCTATGAACGACTGTGGATTGTAGATGGCTTGCTGCTGCAGTATTACAGCGGTACGACCTACGCCACGGGCACTCTAACCAAGACCGGAACCATTGTTAACGGCACTGACGCAATCAATGTGGGTGGTGTGTATTACACATGGGGCACGTCTTTCTCCCCGTCTGACGCTGGTACTTCTGCTCATCCATGGATCGTCAACCCCAATAAAATTACCGGCCCACTAGACCCAATGGGGCAACTGATCCTCGCAGTAAATGCGGGGGGTGTTCCTGGAACAGACTACAGCTCCACGCTTACTGGTGCAAACATACTCGTCAATGCTGCAGCGGGTGACACCCTTCCTGCAACGCTATCTGTGATCTTCACAGCCAATACTCAGGGTACAGGCGGTAACTCAATGGTGGGGTTGACGCACTGACTGGCTGTACTGTTCCAGACGGACAAGTACCGCTGTCAATCACTCAGACCAGTTCGTATGTTCTGCTGAGTATTGCAGACACCCAGAAGTTCTATTGGATCAATCCGGGTGAGACCACAATTGACCCACTGAACTTTGCGTCTAAAGAATCGTCCCCCGACAACATTACCGCTCTGCGCGCTATCGGCGATCAGGTGGGGATCATCGGAGAGAAGTCTTTTGAGAACTGGTACGCCACCGGAAACAGTCTGTCCCCCTTTGCCCCGATTGAGGGCCGAGTGTACGCTCGTGGGGCACTAACTGGCACAGCCACAGTGATCGACCAGAGCATCTTTATCGTGGGTGACGACGGTCGTGTGTACTCCATTGGGTCTCAGTCCGGTGACACAACTGATGCTGGCTGGGGTGTTGCTCGTATTTCTGACAACGGTATTGAAGAACGAATTCGAAAACAGACCCGAAGAGAGATGGGACTAACTCCATGACTGCACTAATTCTTGAAGGTTTCGACCACTACGGCACTGGCTCTGCTGGTGTTGCTAATATGCTTGATGGCGTATGGGCTTCGGTCGACTCGTCTTTCTCAGTAACCGCCCCCGCGTGGGGCACTGCGCGTACTGGCACTGGGTGTCTTCGAGCTCAGCTCACCTCACAGGCCAAGTCGGCTAGCATCGTTGTTCCGGGTTCTCCCGCAGTAATGTTTGCTTCATTCGGCTTTGCTGTGGACTTCCTTCCCGCGGGCAGCGCAATCAATATCTGCGAGTTCCGTAATGCCAGCAACGCGATGCAACACTACCTGACACTTAATGCCAACGGCTCTGTCACGCTGTACAATAGTAGTGGTACTGCTCTTGGCACTACGTCTGGTACAGTGATCCGGGCTTCGACCTGGCACTTTCTAGAGTTGAAGATGGATTACACCGGTAGCCAGTTTACTCTTCGAGTTGATGACGCACAAGCTATTAATACCCCCGTCCTGACCGTCTCAAGTGGGATTGCGTCTTCGGCTAACGGGTTCTTCGTTATGAGTTTCGGTCTTGATTCTCGGTGGGCGAGCTATCCTCAAGCGTACTGGGACGATCTCTTTATTCGTAACAGCAGCGGTACTGTGAATAACACGTGGCTGGGTGATCGCCGGATTACCTTGCTGCAGCCCGCTGCCGATACGGCCCTAACTGGTTGGACAGCCAACTACTACCAAGAAATTGGCACAGGTGTTCTGGCTCTTGCAACTCTGCCCACTAACACAACTACACCGGTAAATCAAAATGCGTCCCTCTACGTTGGTACTGCAACTGCTCTGGACACTGGGGCATCTGACTTCACGCTGGAAAGTTTTGTCCGGTTCGAACAGCTCCCAGGTGCCACTTCGTACGCAACTATCTTCAACCGCTGGGACCAGTCCGGTAATCAGCGATCCTACCGTCTAATCCTTGGTGGTACGTCTTTCAACTCGGGTTCACTGCAGTTTGACTACAGTACTGATGGCACTGTGTCTGGAAGCCATACGGCAATCCAATATCCTTTCACCCCTGTCCTGAATCAATGGTATCACATTGCCATTGTACGGTCGTCCAACCAGCTTCTGCTGTTTGTGAATGGGATTCAGATGGGTCTTCCGATTGCCTGCTCTGCCACGTTCTTTGGTGGTGGTTCTAATGTGTTTTCATGGGGTGCCGAATGGGGTAGTGGTGGTCTGGTAAGCAACTCTTACCTCGTAGGTATGTACGACGAAACTCGATTCACTAACGGGTTTGCTCGCTACACCTCATCGTTCACTCCAACCACCACCGCATTCCCCCGTGGAGCGGGCTCAGACAGCCATTGGTCTCAAGTGGCACTCCTTTGTGGATATGACACAAACATCGCTGACGAGAGCTCCTACGGGCGTTCTATCAGCATCCAAGCGGGTGCTAGTCAATTCACTCCGAATGATGGTCCAGCTATCGGTAAATACAGCACAGTCAATAAAGCTATCCCCGACGATAACACTTTCTTGTCTGCCGCTTTTACCGCTGCCACTGGTATCCTGACGATGACTGTGCAGCCGTCTAATGGTGACACGGTTACTGTTGGTACTACGAACGGTATCACTGCTGCTGTGTACACCTTCAAGACGACTCTCGCCTCTGCGTACGATGTCTTGATCGATACCACTGCTCAGTTGACGCTAACCAACCTGATGAATGCTATCAATGCTGGAACGGGTATCGGGACTAAGTATGGTGCTGGTACTTTGGCTAACTACGACGTGACGGCTAGCGGTCTTCCCGCGGGTCAGATTCAAGTTACAGCCAACGTTGCTGGTACTGGTGGTAATGCTATCGCTAGCACGAAGACCGGAACGGCAGCTAGCTGGGGCGGGACTACCCTGTCTGGCGGTGCTAACATTCCTGGGCCCAGTGCGTTCAAGCTTCAGTCTCCTCCTGCCAACACTACAGTTATCTCTGCAGTCCAGTCCCTCATCCGGGGGTACAAGACTGACTCGGGAACTTGTACGATCCAGCCCACTCTGATCGGTGGTCTTGGTGGTACGGCAGCGGGTTCAACTCATGCTGTGGCTACTAATGCTGGCTACTACAATGACATCTTTGAAACTGATCCTGACACGTCGTCCAGCATTACACCGGCAACAATCATCAACGGTAAACTTCAAATCAATCGGACGGCATAATGCATGACTGGTCTAGTATCACAATATGGAGCGTTGGCTGGCGTGGTTGGAAAACCCGCTGGTCGCGTTTCTACAAACGTTGTACTAGCTGGTACTCAAGGTGTTCCGAAGGTTACGGTACCTCAAATTGGCTTGTACCTAGCCTACGGCCCTCCGGCGTCTACTCAGGTAGACATGAGTGCTATGATCGAACTTGTCGCAGCAACTGGGGGTACAACTAACGTGACCGCTAAAGTTACACAGTACGGAGCGTACATGGCGTACGCAACCAGTACCCCAGCCACCTCCCGGTCAGACACCTGGACCTTCATCATGGACGGCCATAGGTTCTATGTGCTGCCGCTTGGTGTCGAAGGAGATTGGGCGTACGACACAACCACTAAAGAATGGACTGAGCTACAGACACAAGGTTTCTATGGCATCAATTTCACTCATGGTGTGATGTGGGATATGCGAGTTATGGGCGGTGATAGTCTCAATCCGGTGCTACTGGAACTCGACCCTTCTCAGCCTTTTGATGATGGGTTCCGTCCAGTGGAACACATGGTAACTGGGGGT